TGCTTGAGTTTGGCACTTTGCACATCAGCTGTGACTTTAGGTGCTTCTAGATCAAAACCTTCTTTAGCCTGGGGTCGCTCCCAAGGTACAGACTTGGCATCGTCTGCGGCAGCACTAACTTGGCTTTTTGCTTTGATCGAGTCCATGATACTTGTACTGGGCTTTTTGCTGAACCCGTTTTCGTTGTCATCCCCGCCTTCATCAGTAATGCGCATGGTTTCAATGTTGTACTCCAAATCAATTTTTTGACCAACGCCGGTCGAGCTTCGAGACTTCATACACTGGATCTGATACTTGCCACGCTCTTTCATTGCACGACTTGTAAAGATACCAAACACATTATCTGCTGTGTTAATCTTTGAAATACCGCCTGATATGTGGCTGTGATCAAATTCAATTTCTTCCACAGCGGATCTGTTCAACTGACTTGCAGTTACCATTAGGATTCCTAGCTCTTTGGCCAAGTAGCGCAGTTCTTCTGAAACATACTTGTCCTTCACAAACAAGTCGTTAGGACTGACCTTTGCACTTACAGGCATCAGCAAGTCCAAGTAGTCAATCATCACAAAGTCTACCTTCTTACCGGTTTGAATTTGATACTCTTTCAAATAAGCGCGGATGTCATTGATGTTTGATTGTGCTGGCAACCCCTTAACTTGATAGTTGCCTGACTTCTTGGATACCAGTTTGACCTTGAGCTCTGTAGTGTCTATGTCTTTGCGAATGTCTTTGGTGCTCATGTTGGTTAACATGGCGTCAGTACGCAAACTTGTTAGCTCTTCCGAAAGTTCTAATGTAATGTATACACCACTGAGTCCTTGCTGTAGCCAGTTTAGTGCAATGTTCATCATGACCAAACTCTTGCCTGAACCAGATCCACCTGCAAAGATGTTGAGTTCTCCACGACTGAATCCACCATACAACAATCTATCCAGTTGCGGCCAGCCTGTGCTTACTTGCCCACCTGAGTTGAAGTACTTTTCAATACGGGCTTTGGGATCAGCAAAGTAGTCTGTGCCCATGTCTTTAGTGAGCGATATCTGTACTGCATCTTTGATTAGTTTTTCAACAGGATCATACTCACCTTTTTCCAACAAGTCTGCGGCTTTCAAAATAGCTCGCTCTAGTTCCTGGCGTCGAGTAAATGCTTCAAATTCGCCCATGAACCAGTCAAAGTGTCCTTCATTCAAATCTGGCACGGCCGCTAATTTAACACCTGTGGTGGCTGAAATCTGCATGCGGTCTGGCAAGGTCTTGTGTTTTTCCGAATGCTCTTTAATGAACTCAGCCGCAGGCCTCAAACTCTTGTCAAAGTTTTGCGGGTTGTAGATGTTTTGAACACGCACATAGCTCTGTGCATCCTCCAACATCATTTCTAGAAATAAGCGTTGGACATCAAGTCCGTATTCTTTTAACAAAGTCTATCCTTTATGCTAGTTTCAAAAAAATGTCGATTGCCTGCAGGACCGTGATGTCCCATCCATCCATATTGTTTAAAATCTGCTGGCTCATGTTGGTTTAAATTTGCGCTGTAATATGTGTTATCAAATAATATGCACTTGTTATGGGCTTGACAATATGGCAGTACAAATTCACTAGGTCCCCATATATTACTGGAATCAAATGGTTTGCTTAAATTGACTATTAAATAATTAGCCCCCACTGAGTCTAACCAAGTAGTTAGCAAAAAAATTGATGATAATTCTTGTGTTTCAGTCCACGATCTATCTTCATAAACTATCATGCGTTGCGCATCAGCACCCTTTATTATTTGCAACCCAGTATGGCAATCAATTTGCTTTGGTTGAATTTCCCACGTCGTAGTACTAATGCAACTGGCAGAATATCTTGTGTCTTTGAAATTATCAAACACAGTCAATCGTTCTAAAGGCGGAACACCGATGATGAAAAAGTCAGCAGAAAAATCAAATTGTGATTGCATGCCAATCAACATGTGTTTGATGCTGTTAAAGCTGTTTCCGATCCAAGAACAATTTATAATTTCTTTTGCTCCGATATGTTGTGCAGTCAGTCCCCAAAATGAATCTTGTGCTTCAACACAATAATTGGTGGTGGTAAAACTATCTCCAAACACCCAAAGTCTATTGTATTTTTTTAACAAGTTGTTTCTTCCTTAGTTCTATCTTAATTCGACTGGTTTCTCTAGCTGCCATTATAGTTAGCAAGGTGCCAACACGCCCTAACGCAATTACAGCATCATTGACATCTTTACAGCCTTCTGGCCACTCAGGTATACTTACCGCCCATCCCAGTTACACAGCACGATCAATCAGTTCCATGCCTGCTAGGTCCTGATCAGGTACTACAGTTATGTCTCGGCCTAAGTTACGTATCAGTCGAGCTTGTGCTTCACTTACTGTATTGTGCATGACAGCCACACCACCGATGCTTAGTGCATCAAATATGCCTTCTGTCACAATCACATTGGTCCAGTTTTTGTGCTGTAAGTCTGTGCCAAACACATAGCCCGGCTGACTGTCTGAAATGAACTTGGGCTGACGATTATCTAAGAATCTACAAGTGTATCCCACAATTTTGTTTTCGTATGTGAATGGTATGACCACATGCGGGCGTGTCCAATGAACACCATCATGTTGTGTCTGTACCATCATAGGAAAGTCTTTGGGCACATGCCTGCCTTGAACATAGTCCCAATGCAATGAGTGCTCAGGTGTTAGTAATTCGGCAAAGGGTGGCAAATCTCGTTCTTCAAATGTGATACCAGACAGTTGATTCCAAGCCTGTTGTCTATCTTCTAATATGCCATGTATGCTACGATGCCGTAAACTTTCCAAATTGAGCATCTCAATTTCGTTGTCTGGTACACCCATCCAGCCCAACAGTCTACGAGCTTTGACACTGAGTGTACGGCCCATGATGAAACTGGCTGTGTATGAACAGTTGAAGCAGTGATAACTCCATCCTGCTTCAGTAGCTTTGAGTCCGCCACGACCTCTTGTGTCTCTAGTGCTGCCATTGTGCTGACAACAAACCGCATTGAAACTCAACCAACCCGATGGCGTGGGTTTTCTTTTTGCAGGTAGATACGCAAGGATGTCAAGCATCTATACAGTATAGCAGATCAGCTGGATTAAATCAACGATATTGGAGGTTGGTAATATAACCAGTTGTGATCAATACTGTGGCTGCTATGGTGCCTTGGTATTGCAAAGGCAAATATCCTGATCCACCATTTGTGACAGTGATTGCACCAATTTGTCCATTGCCCACACTAGTCACAATGGCTTCGGCTCCAGATCCGTTGCCTAATATTTGAACTTTAGGGGGTGCCACATAACCTTGTCCAGATCCATTTACAGTAATACCTGTAACAACTCCATCTACCACTGTTGCTGTGGCTGATGCGCCAAATCCCTGGCTGTTGTTAAATCCAGCTCGAATCAAGTTGTAAAAGCCCACAATGTTAAAATACTGTGTGGAAGTTTCATTAAAAAATTCAAAACTTGCAGTAACATCATACCAAACTGATTCGTAAGTGTCTGCTGCTTGAAACTTAACAGTTCCAGTATAGTGATCCATGTCCATTTTCACAGTGGTTAGGCTTTGCCCGCTGGTGGGAATATGACTAGAATAGAATTCTGTAAGTTGCGTGGTATTCACAGGCTGTGGTGTTAGTGCCCAATCAGGGTAATTAGTGGGTCCTGGTTGCAGTTGTTGTGCTTTGCCGTAGATTGTGGGAATGGTCAACATTTCACTAGGCACAAACGCAGGAAACACACTATCCACAATGTTGCAGTCTGCTCTAGCACCTGAATTGGCATCTACATAAGCGGCTTGCACATAGTCGCCTGCTGTGCGCTGTATGCTGTAGCTGCCGGGCTGTGCTGTGATGTTGATGGTATCTTCGTTGTCTAGCACTACTTTTACTCTGCCTAGTGTGGCGCTGAGTGTGACCATGGGTTTTTCAACCAAGAGTTGATCACCAGTTTGATTCATCAATCTAAACATAAAAGTGCTGCCTGTGA